CCTGTAGCCGTATGCCTTAAGACTGTGACGTCCATATAAGTTAGTAGGCATATTCTTCCACTCTCTTTTCTTATCTACCTCATACATATTCGGATGGAATAGACGTGATAGAACTAAGGTGTCAAATGGTTTGCCTTCTAACTGAAAATGGGGATAGATAAGCTTCAGTGCTGGTAAGTCATACCCGATTATATTGTGACCGATTAGATGTTCAGCCTTTGATAGTTCTTGTAAACCATCAACAATACTCGGGCAGTTACCTTGGTTGTTGTAAGCAGTTAGCTTGTCTGTCGTAGTGTCATAAGTCACTAGACAGTGAACTTTAGAAACCGTTCGAAGTAATCCGTCGGTTTCAATATCGAATACGATCATTAGAAATCAGTGGATGGATTGAACGATTCGGTCTCCTCTTCGAAGACACAGGTATCTTTGTTATATGTAAGGTTCGAAGCTATTCCGACGTCACCGATATAGCGGTTCTTAAGCACGCGCAGTACGGTGGACCTATCGCCCTCCTTCTGTTGGTTTGCTTCCAATCCCCATACGTTATCGCTTATCTGGCTTATGCTATGTGATCCTCTAAGGCTTGAGAGAGATACCCTACCGCCTTCCTCCGCAGAGGCTGAGCCAGTACCTGATCTTCTCAAATGGCTTACAAGGAATAAGCTAATACCAGTACGTTGAACCAATGACCTTAATTTGGTCATCGTCAAATCTATACAGCGTCGTTCGTCCTGAACTCCATCAAGACCCGAGAGGAGGATGGATAAGTGATCAAGGAAGATGACTTTTGTTTCGAGACCGAGAGCCATATATTCGCAACGGCTATATATAACGTCAGGGTCAAGACTCCCAAAATGGTCGTACAAATGTAGATTCCAAATAGCCAAACTCCTATCGTACGCATCCTTAAGCGTTTTAGTATCATGTTCTCCTATGTGTAGAGCTTTACCTGTAGCGACAGACATCAGTCCTAAAGCTGTACGTCTATTGGATTCTTCAAGGGCTATGTACCCTACTTTTATTCCGTCGTTGAGTAAGTCAACACAGAGCTGTCTACAAAATGTTGACTTACCTTGGCCTGTACCAGCCGTGATAGTAGTTAATTCTGAGCTACGCATACCATGGGTTAGTTTCTGTAACCCAGATAATTTGTACTCATGATCGCAAGGAGTACTAGGTGTAGTGACTACCTCTAATAGTGTCTTGCAATCAACAATACCGTCTGGCTGATAAGGATCAGCGTTATAAATAGCATGTCTAATTGATTGAGTATCTCTTGCCTGTAGCGCATCTGAAGCATCTTTATACTCAGCTAACCGTGCAATCTTTACCTTACCCGCAGGTAAGATACTAGCTGCATCTTCGGCTGCCTTTATACCTGCCTCATCATTATCGAAGAATAAAACTATCTCGTCGTACCCTTGAAGGTAGCTGATTTGTTTTTGTAAATCCTTCTTAGCTGAAGCCGCGCCATGAGGTAATGATATGTGTGCCCAGTTGGGGAGAGCTTCCCACCCTGATAGCGCATCTAGCTCACCTTCATAAATAGTGATCCGTTTACCAGTACTAGGGAATAGATGCTGAGCAAAGAGAGTATCAGTAGTTTTGCCTTCATATTTAAATTCTTTTAATTTATTTTTTGTTTTAAATCCCTGTAGTGAGCCACTGCTGCTGTGATAAGGGAAGCGGAGAAGTTCGCCATCCCTGTAGACTTTGTAGAACTGGCAGGTTGCTTCACTGATTCCTCGCTTAGCGAGTCGTTGTGCTTGTCCTTGGAATGTGGCATTAGTATTCATAGTGGGTGGTAGGGAGTCGCCAAGTGCATAGAACTGGCAACTGAAACAGTAAGTATGTCCGTCTGTGTAGATAGCTTTGGCATCAGAGCTGCCGCATACCTCACATGGACCATGACGTTCGAATTCGCTTTCGCTCATGTCAACCAATCAATAGGTATATCGTGGTACGCACACCATTTGATGTCGTATCGATCACACCATTGGGCGTAGGAGGTTTTGGATTTTTTGCTAATTCTTTTATAAGGATCTTGGAAAACCATTCTCAGATCTATGTCTGGGTTATCTTTAATTACGGCACGTATCTTACGGCGATCTGCCGAATCCCAATAACCCTTACATTCCAGAATCCGTCCATTTGGAAGGATGAAATCTGGACTGTAATGGTGTTGGATTACATAACAAAGCTTTGTACTTTCGTACTCGTAAGCAACTTTCTCTTCAAGTTTGCTTCGGAACATTAGAAGTCATCTTCTACTGAAGCTGGTGTTCCGGCTGCTTCTACGGTATCAATGTCTCCATCCTTAAAACCTTTTGTCTTACCAAATAGATCGGCGACACCTTTTTCGTCAAGGTCTCCACCTAATGAAGCACTGTCTTGTATCTTGACTATTTGTACGCCAGATAACTTAAGACTTGTTCCGTATGTAGTTCCATCACGTAATATGTAAGGCTTCTGAGTAAAGCCTATCTTGACTTGACTACCTTCATATATTGGTAGATCTTCATTAGTTATTAACGTACCTTCTGTGTCTACCACGGGAGGCTTATTCTCTTCTTTCCAACTGAACTTAATTGTATATTTTCCTGGGTAAACTTCTTCCCATGGGGTAGGCTTTAATGTTGCTCTGTTTGGTTTACAACTTAATTTACCTTGTGCCCATTCGAGACATTCTTTTCTTTCTTCCTCAAGCTTATTAATTATATCTTCGCCTACTACAGCCTTGAGGCTATAGCCAAACTTAGAAGGCTTAAGTATTGCATTGAAACCAGATAATATTACGGGATCTGGAGTGATGTGGATGGTTCTTGTCATTAACAAAAAAAGTATGTTGAATCAATTACGGATTCCGGTTCAAGGTCTCCAATAATCGGCGGTTTGGTCTCTGCTTTAATTTCTCTAGCAAAGTTATTTAAGGGTTCGTTCTCTGCGAATAGGTGCATATATGTTTTCCTTACCAAAGTGGAAAGGTATTTCATATCAGTCGCTAAACACAAGACAGAATCATGTATCGTCGCTATTGGTCTCTCTCCAAATTCAGTAATACTTAAATGGAGGAGTGAAGCGTCGTATGAATGTATTAAATTTGGTGCAGTTGCATTCTTATGGTGTTTAAGATCAACTCCTTTTTCGGCACCTGCAATGTTTATATCTGTTCGACCCATCAGTTGTGTCCTTATTGTTTTTGTCTCATGCTTCATTAGCTTTTGAACGACAATAAATCCACTTGGGGTCTCCCACTTAATAATATTGGCACCGTTTTTTATAGATTTAGATACCTCAGTCTCAATCCAACGCATAACGCGCATAGGTCCAGGGACAACGTCCTCCATAGCAGACCTAACAGCTTTTACACATTGAGTTAATTCATCCTTATCTATCTTTATATCGTCATCTTTTAAGGCTTCTCTAATGTACGCCCGATTGCTGAAAGGCTTTGCGTTGTAAGGGATTGTCATAACGCATCTCTTACATTTTTTACGGTCCCAAGACATTCTAAGTCTCTCAGGAATATGTGGCTTGCTCTTTTCAGCTATGACTTTATAAGCATCTTGCGGCTTATCGCTACTGATGACGTTAACCATCTGTGCCGTGGACTTATCGCGAGCCATTCCTGCGAGGATTTGTAATCCTGAACAAGTAGCGTCGGTTGCCACGAAAAGATGGGTGTGAACTCTTTCACCTGTATGTATGGCATACCACTCCTCACATGCGGCGAGGAATTGCCATGGCTCGTCAACGTTCTCCCACTCGCCTATATACTTAAGTGGGTCAGTTGCGACCATACATATTCTGGTAAAGTTTTCAAAATCTAAACACCAGTCAATGCGTTCTTGCCATGAGGCTTTATCCAGCCCGAAGCAGGTGGCTACCTGAAAAGACAACCAGTCCAAACCTTCTTTCGTGATAGGCGCGCCCTTGTCGCTAATTAAGAGACTTTTTCCAAAGTCTGTGTCTTGCGGTGTAAGGAAGCTGGGAATCGGGTATGCCCTTCCCCTGTAATCATATGAAAAAGGTAAATACCAAGTCTCATCTCTGAACTCTCTAGCTACATTCATTGTCATCCGAGTACGGCATGACTTCCTTGCTTCATTAGCTTGTAAGTTTCTAGCTTCTCTAGCTGCTCTCTTCCATTCGGTACGTGACTCCTTGTTAGTGTCTATATCCGATGGCTTAGGTGGAATGGTGTGTTCAATCACAGGGCGAAACTTCCCTACTGCTATACCACGCCTCTCTAATTCCTCGGCAACGCCCATGGTAAAAGGGTTTAGACGGTATCCAACCTCTTGGATTTTATTGAGGAATTCAATCGGAATTTCTCCCTGTATTAGCCCGTCGTACCCCCTCCTAACCATCTCGTAACAACGAGTTAAATCATTGAGAAAATACCCCCCGTCTTGAAGTACTGACCACTTCCTTGGAGGGATTAACATTGGCTTAGTTAACGGGCTATATAACAAAGCACAATTAACGATCTCTTCTTGATACTTGATGAATTTTTCTGTAGGTACCAGAGTTAGATATGTCTTGACTCCTTTCCTAACGTTG